CAGCAGCTCACCCGACGGGCTGTGACCCGTCGCCTGCCACACGTCGCCGTCACGGTCAACGAACACCGTCTGCGGCAGGGTCGCCTTGTGCAGTGGTACCGGGGTCTGGGCGACCTTCGGGATCTGCAATGATGTGGCCATTGGGGCCTCTCTTCCTTGTGTGTAGGGGTCGCCGATCGGGGGTCGCCAGGCCGGTCAAAGCGGGCGGCCCTTCGGCATGTGATGGGTCAGGCGGCCTCAGCCGCAGGCCGGGGCTTCGACGTGCGGAAGTCGGCGAAGATGCGCCGACCCGCGAGGATCTGCTCCGGCGTGAACCGCGGGGCCTCACGCGCCTCACGCGCCTTCCACTCGACGCACTCCGCGCCGAATGTGGCCTCGCAGTCCGCGAAGGAAAACGGGACGCCGCTCATGCCGCGCTCAGCTCGGCGAGACGTTCGGTAGCGGGATCCAGCCGTTCCACGGGCGTCCCGAGAACGAGGAGTTCCACGCCGATCACGTCGCAGATGGACGCGACGGTGGGGCCGGTGACGCGGCTACGGACTCCGGTGAGGAGGTTGCTGATCGTGCCGCTTGCGATGCCGGCCTGCGCGGCGAGCTGTCGGCCGGTGATCTCTGCGCCGGTTTTGGTGCGCTTCATCAGGCGTTCGAGGAGTTGAACGTCTACCTCGAAGAGGAGGTCTTGGGCGGGGATGGATGGGGTCACTCGTCCACCTCATGCAATGGATCGCCTTGCGGTGTCTCTCCGCTTGGATGGTTAGAGCATTGCATGGCGTGGACGGTCTGTCCACTGTCTTGGATGGTGTGTGTGAAATTCGCCAACCCGCTGTGCGCCCTGGTGCGCGCCGTCCATTCGCGTGGACACTGTGTCCAGCACGCGGGGCCAACGCCCCGCATATTCAGGGGGGATACAGGCCACGCCCCCTTGGCCACGTGGACACCCCACGGCCCACGAGACAGACCGGAGTGGCATCATGACCGTCATGACAGCGCGCGATCCTCAGGCCGCCGGCGAGCGGACCCAGTTCCGTGACATCGTCGTGCAGCGGAAAGACGACCTCGGCCTCAGCTACGAGAAGCTCGCCGCGCGCTGCATCGACCCCGAGAGCGGCACGCAGACCGTCAAGTCCAGCTGGCTGCACCGCCTCGCCACGGGCGAGAACGTGGAACCCCCGAAGTACGAGATGCTCCGCGGCATGGAGGCCGGCCTGGGCGTCCCGATCTGGATCCTGCAGGACGCTGCCGGCGCGCAGTTCTTCGGGACGAAGCCGGTTTTCAGTGAGTCTGCTGAGGCGAAGGCGTTCCTGGCGGACGCGGATCGGTTGTCTCCTGCTCACCGTGCGGCCGTTCGGGCGTTGATGAGGTCGCTGACCGAAGGTCAGTAATCGGGCATTCCCCCTTATTCCCCGGCAAGATCATTGGCCACACCCGTCACAGCCGGTAGTACTTATTGGCGGGGTGTAGTCGAAGATTGTTCGGGATGGCAGCATTAGCGATCCGCCTGGGAAGCGCGTGATTGCGGTAGCCTGCGACGACGTCACTGTCCGAACGTGCTATCGAATAAGTCGACGGTACGTCCATGGGGGTCCCATGCCGGAACACTGCACCGCTAACACCGTCCGCAAGACCGTCCAGGCGCGCATCGTCTTCAGCGACGAACTGCCCCCCGGCTGCCCGCCCTTCGAACTCCCCGACGGCCGCATGATGATGGAGATCGAACTCGAAGACTGCACCCTCCTCATCATCCGGCCCGGTTCCATGGACAGACGTCTCGTCGACGAGATGAACCGTTACGCCGACCGTGTCACCACCCTCGGCATCTGGTCCCGGGATCCCTCCCGTCAGATCATCGCGAGCGCCATCCTGAGCGCCGTAGGCCGCTGACCTGCATTCTTAAGTGGGTGTTTGGTGCCCCTTGGTCCTTCCCACCGGGCACCAAACACCCATCTAAACTGTCATCATGGTCGGCATGCGCCACGACCCATCCGACCCACAACTCGCCTGCATCTACTGCCGCATGAGCGAAGACCGCGAAGGCGGCGGCCTCGGCATCGACCGGCAGCGAGAAGACTGCGAAGCCCTCGCCGCCCAACTCGGCCTCACCGTCGTCCGCATCTACGCAGACAACGACCTCAGCGCCTACAGCGGCAAGCCCCGCCCCGAATACCAGGCCATGCTCACAGGCCTCCGCAACGGCCTCTACGGGACCGTCATCTCCTGGCACACCGACCGCCTCCACCGCTCCCCCCGCGAGCTCGAGGAATACATCGACGTGTGCGAGCCCCGCCAGGTGCAGACCCGCACCGTCAAAGCCGGCCACCTAGACCTCACCACCGCCACCGGCCGGATGATCGCCCGGCAGCTCGGCGTACAGGCCCGCTACGAAGTCGAACGCCTCATCGAACGCCAGCGGCGCGCACGCGAACAGAAAGTGCAGCGCGGCGAATACTGCGGCGGCCCCCGCCCCTACGGCTGGGAACCAGACGGCGTCACCCCCGTCCCCGAAGAAATCGACGTCATCCGCGAAGCCACCGAAACCGTCCTCGCCGGCGGATCCATCCGCGCCCTCGCCGCCGACCTCAACGCTCGAGGCCTCCACACCAGCACCGGCGCCCAATGGGACGGCGGCACCCTGAGCCGCATGCTCCGCAGGCCCCGTAACGCAGGCATCCTCCAGCACCGCGGGGAGGAGGCCGGACAGGCGACGTGGGAGGCGGCCATAGACGAGCCGACGTGGCGGAGCCTGCGCGCGGTCCTCGACGACCCGTCGCGGATCCCTGGCGCGTCGAATGTGCGGAAGCACCTGGGCAGTGGCCTGTATGTGTGCGGGGTGTGCGGGAAGACGCTGACGTCGTTTCAGACGAGCGGGCGGCTACGGAAGTACAAGTGCCGCAAGAACAACTGCGTGCTGCGCGACCTCGAGCTCCTCGACAAGTGGGTGGTCTGGAGCCTCCTCGGGCGGCTGAAGGAACCCGATGCGGCCGAACTGTTCACCCGGCGGGAAGACGACCGTGTCGACGTGCAGGGTGCGCAGGATGAGCTGAAGGCCGCCCGGGAGAACCTCGACGAGCTCGCTGCCGCGTTCGGTGCTGGTGAGATCGACATGCAGGAGTGGCGGGTTGCGCGGGCCGGCGCGCGGGTCCGGAAGGAGCGGGCGGAGGCTGTTCTCGCCTCGGCGGTCGTGGCGAATCCGGTGGCCGAGCTGATCGGCGCCGACGACATTGAGGCGCGCTGGCATGGCTTGGGTCTGAGCAGGCAGCGGGCTGCGATCGACTGGGCGATGACGGTGCGGGTGCTGCCGGCGAAGGTGGGGCGGCGGCCGGGTGGTTCGTATTGGGATCGGGATGCGGTGCGGATTGAGTGGAAGCGGGCGTGACAGCGCCCCCAGTGGTTGCTGGGGGCGCTGTGGCCCGGCCTCCCGCCTGGGAAAGCTTGGAGGTGGGCCGTCTTGGGGGATTTGCCGTTGGCCTGCTTGGTTGTATGCGACTTGCATATATCTACCTGTTGACCGGCGGTAACAACAGGGGTGGCGGCCGTTTGGGTACTGACTCATGATCGTGCTACTTAGAACGTCTTCCGCGTGCCACGACGCCGTAACCCCTATCCCGACTGGGTTCTCACCCGACGCGTACAGCTCGCTCACACGATCGCCACACTCAGAACCCGGGCGGGCCTGTCGCAGGATCAGTTGGCGGTGATAGCGGGTGTCGACCGGCGGACGATCCAACGCTACGAAGCCGCTAGCCGGGATCCGAGGTTTCCTGATCTGCTGCTCCTCGCCGCCGCCCTCGGTGTGCCCGTCGAGGATCTGGTGCGGCAGAGGTAGAGGGGCCCGCCGCCGGCGACGGGGGGTGGGCGGCGGCGGGCCGTGGCCGCTGTCTCAGCACTGGCAGCGGCCGTCCCGGCAGGGGGCGGAGTGCGACACGTCCCGGGCCGGGAGCTCAGTGGGGTATCGGTTCGTGGTGGCGGCGCATGCGGATGTTGCAGTCCGACACCCGCGAGTAGTCGCCCTCGGCCTGCGCCCTGGAACGGCGTTCCGCGATGGCCGCGCAGACAGTACAGCCAGGCACCGGGGCGGGCGGGGCCGGCGGCATGGCCAGCCGGTACGTCACGGCTTCGGTCCCGGTCACCGAGTCGCCTTCCGGATCAGCCGGTTCAACGCCTGCCCGAGGTCGCACGCCGGGACGGTCTGGCAGTCCGCGCAGGCGTTGGGGCCGGTGGAGTGGTCGAAGAGGAAACCCACCGCGGCCTGGCTCACGCAGGAGCGGCATGCCCGCGGGGACACCGTGCGGCCGTCGACTTCGCGTGAGCCGAGCGTGACGGCTGTCGCGGGCGTGAGGGCTTCGCCGCCCCATACGCAGACGTGGCCGTCTTTCTGCACGTCGGAGAGGAGATCAGGGAGCGGCAGCAGGGCGAGCGCCTCATGGTTGGGCATGCCGCTTCGCACGGTCTGATCCATCGCTTGAGCCTCCACGGTCACGGCGGTCCGTCTCACCCTGTGACCGTAAGACCGGCTCGAGCAGGGGGCCGACCGGAATCCGGTCGCACCCCATGTCAGGCCGTCAGCAGCCCCATCTCGACCGCGAGTTCCGACGCCCTGCGCCGGCGTGCCGCCTGCGTGGATTCGACTTCCTCGAGGATCAGCGCGCGGGCGTACCCGTTCCACTTGATGGTCTCCGGCGCGGCGCGATGGGCTTTCTCGAGCGTCGCGATCGCCACGTCCGGTTGCCCGTCGAGCTGGTAGCCGCGGGCCTCCTCGATGCGGTGTCGGGCGCGGCGGGGCCTTGAGGGGATCGTCGACTCGTCTGCTCGAGCAGCCTGCCGTACCGACTCGCCGCCCTGGTGGAGTTCGACGGCGACGGTCACGGCGTGGGCGCCCATGATGGCCTGCGAGAACGACGTGATGGGGTGGTAGTAGTCGCCGGGCAGGCGGCCCGCCATGTCGTTCGCTTTGTCCCAGTGCCGCCACGCCGTGCCCGTCTCCCGCCGGCGGGCCGCGGTGTAGCCGAGCTCGAACTCGAGAGCGCCGGCGATGGCGAGGACGTCGTCGCTGGCGTCGGGGAGGAGCGGTTCGAGGAAGCGGACGGCCTCGAGGTTGATGGCGTCGGCGGCGTCGAAGTGGCGCGGCCCGGAGTCGCGGTGCGCCTGAGCCAGGAGCCAGGCGGCGACGCCGATCGTGTGAGGGTCCGCGGAGTCTTGGGCTGCGACCATGCCGCGTTCGGCGACGCGCCACAGGAGGCTGGAGTCGGGCTGGTAGGCGATGAAGAACTGCGACAGCGAGTAGGTCTGGGCGAGGAGGGCCTGCGCGCGCCGGCGGTCGTTGCTCGAGTCCGCGCCCCGCACCAAAGCCTGCGCGTCGCGGATCAGGTCGGGGAGGAGCCGGCCGATCGCTTCGCGGTGGTACTTCGACGCATGCCGGGCTTTCCACGCCGCGTGAAGGCGGGCCTCGAGGTGCGCGACGGGTGGGGGCTCGAGACTGGAGGCGAGGGCGAAGTTGTCGATGGCGGCTTTGACGGCGGCAAGGCGGGGGTGGCCGGGGCCGACGAACAGGTCGACGTGCATGTGTGGGTGCCCGGTGAGGTCGGCGAGGTCTCGGACGCGCAATGCTTCGGCGATGCGTAGGACGCGTTCGAGGTCGGGTGCTTTCTGCTGCCCGTTCTCGATCTTGCGGAGGGTGTGGCCGGAGATGCCGATGAGGTCGGCGAGTTGGGCTTGGGTCATGCCGCGTCGTTCGCGGCAGATCTGAACGCGCTGGCCGAACTTGAGGGGGTCGGCGTATGGGTCCGGGGTAGCATCGGATGGCATGGTCTCGCCCCTCTCTGTACAGCTTCGTCACTGTCAGGGTATGGGGCGAGGCCTTTCTCGTGTGGGGGTCTTGAGACAGCCGGGCCGGTGATGAGTGTCGGGGTCCTGTGGTTCGTAGAC